ATGCACGAGAACCACGTACACCAATATTGTACATACGCCTAAATTGGTGCGAACTTTGGTCTGCACTATCTAAAAATTGAGCTACTATCTGCCTTAATCCTATCGTTGCCATAATTATTGTACCGTTGATAAGTCACGAGCATCATTCATTACATCTTCAGGTAAACCCTTAGACGCTCTTAACATTTGGAATATTTTACCTATAATTTCACTCTCAACACTTTTAGGAACATTAAGATTTGCACTTAGTAAATCTCCTGTGCTGCTAATAGCTCCTACCATTGTAATATTTACGGAAGTAAACATATACTCTTGTATGTTATCGTAATACAGTTTGCCATCTTCTATGTAAGCTAAAATAAAGCCACGTACAGGAGGTAGCATGTCTTGCATGAACTTATCCTTGTTCTTCATTAAAACTATCTGCCTACGCCTTCCTATGATACCAAGAGGAGTAATGCTCACTATCTCTTGATTGTTTGGTAATGCAGTAGGTATTTGTGGTAATACTGAAAAGTTTTGCTTTAGTGTGCTATTGTAGGTAACTGCAACATTTGTAAAGGTAGAAGTGAATGTATCGTTTGCATAAGTTGTTTCACCTGCATTGCTATTTTCAAAAGCATTCTTACGTGCTTGAACAGCAACCTCTTGTGCTACAAGTTCGGCAATGTAACGTAACGAAAACGCTGCATCATCTGAAGGTATGCCACCATATAGCATAGTCCTGATTTGTTCGCTTATTTGCTGATAGGTCATTTCGCTTGTTGTGTTTCTAGTTGTCCAAATTGTTGCAACATTCCATCTCTCATATTCATTGCAATATCTTGTAATGCAAGGTAAATAATATTATCTAAATCCGTTTCGTTCCACTCGGGCTGAACAGAAGTTAATGGATTGTAAACAGGTCTACTACCTGATACTTGTGTTACTGTAAAAGCAAAGCCTGAACCTGTACCACCTATATTGGCAGCGTTTGCAGATAATACATTACCTACAACATATCCGTTACCTGCCGTAGTTATAGTAACAGAAGTAACTTGCGCGCTTGAAACAACAATCGTTGCTCTTGCACCACTACCTGTACCGCCTGTTATTACAACATTTGTGTAAGTTCCATTCGTATATAAGCTACCTCCAACCAATGTACTGAAAGCAGTAATACCATTTAACGTATATCCCCAAACACTTGTAGTAGGTGCTTTAAGGTAAACCAAATTTGCAGTAGCTAAGTCTATTGGGTAAAATTGTAAATACGTTTTGTATTCTGTATAAATAGGGAAAGTAGTAGTCGGAGCTTCTATCTTTGATGATAAATGATTGGCTAACCTATCTTTCTCTACTCTAACAATAGGGTATTGCTCTGTACCAACAGTACGAGTTACAGCATCTACGTGAAACAAATCTGATGGGAATGTGTATTGACCAGCAGTACCTCCACTTGTAGCCATACTGATAACAGTTAATGGACTAAAAAATCTACTTAAAGCATCAGATATACGCTGTGTCTTATAATATTGTGCATAAAGAGAATTGAAATATTTAATTTCTGCACGAGGAAAAATTAAATTAAAATCATTGGGAGAAATATTTCCCAAAAACCCACTTTTATTGGCACGATATTGTACTAACTGAAATATGTCGTTGATATTTGCCATTGAAATTTCTTACTTAAACAAATGTAATACAAAAAACACAATACTTTTTTAAAGCAAAAACCCCACACCTTTCAGCATGGGGTAAAACAAAGAGAGAATTTGGACAGAATCCTCCTTTTGCAAATTAGAAATTTGATAATTGCTCAAATAAAGCAAGGATGTCCGATTCTTTGTTTACTGCCCTTTCTGCAAGTTGCTGTGCAACATCTGCATTTGGAGCAATGCTTGTAATTTCTGCTTTGCTTTCAGACCAGACAAGCTTTGCACTATCTTTGTTTACAGAGATAAGGCCATTCTTAACTGCTTCTGAAAAAGCATATTGATATTTGTTTTTTGGATTTACAAAATGCTTAACAAAATAAGCAGGGTTTGATTTAGCAGCAAGAATAAAATCCTTGCGTGTTCCTGCTTCACTTTGCTCTAAGCTAATGCCTAAAACACTTGCAAACTCAAACATTTCTTTTACAGAACAACTTCTTGCAGCGCTTTCTGCTTCCCAAGCTAAGTCTAAAGTATCTTGTGTATTCTTTAGTATAGCTTCAGGATTAAGTAAACGATATACAGGAGGCATTTGTTTTAACTGCTTCTTTTTGCCTTCATACATATCTTGTACCATCAAAGCAGCAAGTTTTGACTTTTCAATACCTCTAACCATTAACTTTCCTTTTTTAAATTCAAGTTGATTGTCTGTATTTGAAAGCAACGATGCTTCTTCTTCTTTTGTTAAATCACGCTGTTCATCAATCCAAATAGATTCTTCGGTATTAATAAATCTCCAAGCTCTTTGACGATTGTTTTCTTCATCCCAAGCAAGACCACTATTAGGTATAGCAAATGTTGGAGGATAAAGAGTATCACTCTTGCCTACACTTTTTTCGCTATTTCTTCCTGTAATGATAACAACCTCTGGCTTATAAATCTCGTAAGTTCTAATAAGTTCAAAATCAAAGATTTTATCTAAATCATCTACAACTTGAACACTTTTTTTCCCAAAATTTGGGTTTCCTTTTTTCTTTTCAATTAAAGCTTCCATTTTTCTCTTTTGTTTTTATTTAAAAAAAGGGTGAGGAATTTCCCCACCCTTCTACCTATTTTATTAGGATTTTTTCAATATAACATACTGATTTGCAGCGAAAACCATCACTCCATAGTATGCTTGCTGGAATACATCTAATTCCAACTTGGTAGTCTTACCGTTAGGTGAAAGACCGCCTGTTTCTCCGATAACAACCTTTCCGAATCCGGGAATGTTTTGGTAACGAATACAGAAGTTAGGAACAATGTTCTTAGTTCTTGCATCTTGACCAGTTCCTTTTGGAATTAACAAACCGAAGTTATCACGAGTAGTTCCTGCAACATTATTGCCATAGAAAGCTGCTTGTGAGAATGGTAAGTAACGAGTGAAGTTGTACTTACGGTGGTATGGAGTGAATGACTTAAATCCTCTTGCAAGGTCTAAATTATCCATGTTTCCTGTTTGTGCGTACAAAATAGCACCGTTGTTGAAGTCGTTACCCAAAGCATTTTGGATTTCAATACTCTGATTGGTATCTGACAACCAATCGTACTCACCCGGCCCACCTTGACTATCAATCTGACGCTCGATTTGAGCAAAAGTAGTCTGCGCACCCATTGTAGAATAGTATTGAGTAGTTCCGTTAGCTTGTACTTGTTGGATAACTCCTGCTGTACCTGATTCGTTGTAACCCAAGTTATCAGTAAGGTTTGAATCCATAAGAGCAACTTCTTTTTGAAGCATCATCTCATAGTTGTCATCCTTCAACTGCTTGTACTTGTAGAAACGCTGACCATCAATTTCAAAGTCAATCCTTTCTGCCATTGACAAATCGGTGAACTTGCTATCCTTACGGATTTGAGTACAGTAGTTAGTATACTTGTCGATGTTACGAACTTCAGTACCTGTGTAATCAGATGCTTCACCTAAGTATTTGTAACCTCTGTTCTGTAATACATCACCTGCAAGAGTTGAAGCATTGTCAGTAGAAATTACTGGAGTTAATACAAATGTGTGAGCATAAGGAGTTGACTTGTTAGGAACAGCACTTACACGAGATTCAACTCCTGTACGAGCGTTGTAGTAAATTTGTCCTTCGTTTGGTAAAGAACGAGTACCTGAAGCTGAATAAGCTCCTGCTGCAACAGTAATAGTTGCTGGTGCGCCTGCTGATACAGAAACAGCTGCTGCTGACTGTACGAAGCCCATAGCACGACCTGCTTGCTCATACCAATAGAACAATTTGTTATCAGTAGGCATTTCATTACCTGCTAATTCGTTCATCATTACGATTGGAACAAACTTCCATTTGTCGATAAATTGATTGTATGCACGAGGTACAATGATGTTAAGCTCACTAATGAGCGTGCCGGCTCTGGTTACAGAGGGGGTGGTAAAACTTGATGGTAAAGCTGACATTTTCTTGGCTTTTAAATTATTTTATTTTTGTTAACTATTCCCCAGCTTCCATAGCTACTTGCCAAAATGGTTTAGAAACTTTAAAATCAGATGATGATTTATCATCCATATCTATGTTCTTTATATCTCTTGAAATAACTTCTTTTCTCGTAGCAGTTTTAATCTGTGTTGCCACAGAGCCAATCATTTTGCCTTCATTTTCTAACTTATAGACATCCTCGCTAATTTTTAGAATATTTGGCTTTCCTTCTTGGTCAAACCAACCACGTTTTGATAGGTAGTCGGAAGCATTAAAATTTTTCATGGTTGTTGTTAAGTTCACTTTTTCTTCTTCAGTAATTTTATAAATGACATCCTCGCCATTTAATTTATACTTAAAGTTAGAAAGTTTTGGAACTTCATTCACAACCATTTCCTCCCATTGTTTGTTTGCTTCTGCAATTTCTTCGTCGGTAGGTTGATTTTGTGCTTCTTGGGTAATTTTGGGAAATTCTATGTTTTTCTTTTGCTCATCTAATATTCGTCTTGCTTCCCTTGCATCTCTTGCAAGTATTGTTTCACGCTCATCAATAAGCTCGTTTAATTGAACTGCTTTTTCATACTCTTCGGGATAAATATCTTCATCTATTTCAGATAAATCCTTTTTAGCAGATAAGTTTCCATACTTTGATTTAATTTCAATAGCTACATCCTTTTCATTCCACGTAGGATTTAAACGAATAAGATTTTCTTTTACAACATCGTAATCCGACATAGTAGAGTAATCTTTTCTTTTTTCGGATAAGTAATTGAAAACTTCATCTTCTTTACCTGCTTGAAGAGCATCTAAAAGCTGTTTAGCTTCTGCACTCATTTCAGGGTATTTCTCAACAACCTTTTCTGCTACTGGCGTAACTATTTCTGTTGCTTCTTGTTGAACTTCATCTTCTACAATAGTAGCACCTTCAGGCAAAACTATTTCAATAGCGTTATCTGTTTGCTCTAATGATACATCTGAAATTGATTCTGAAGTTGTTTCTGATGATGGGGTATCTTGCTGCGCAGTATCTACTGCATCTTGTTCTTCAAAATTATCAAGAACTGCATCTTCCCATGTTTTTGCTACATTTACTTTTTCACTCATTTTGATTTGTCTTTAAATTCTCTAATACAAAACTAACGTAGTTTTTCAATGTTTTTTTAACTTACATCATTTGCTCTTCTTCGCCCTGCATCATTTCTTCTTCGCCCATATCCATTTGCTCTTCGCCTTGCATCATTTGCTCCTGCTCCATGCCTTGTTGCTGTTGCATCATTGCTTCCTCTTCTTCAGCTGCTTGTTGTTGAGCTATTTGTTGCATTTCTTGCTCTTGCTCTGCCAACTCTTCCATAAGCATCTGCTTATTGGTTTTATCTACAAGACCTATACCATCAAAAATCATTGAAGGCATTTGTTCAACAGTCTTACCTTGTGCAAACAATGCTTTCATAAGCTCTATCTTCAATATGCTTGAATACTTGGTTATCTCCTCAATCTTCATTGACTCCAACCTGTCATTCTCTCTTTTGGCTTCCAAATCATTCTTTAATTGAATAACCTGCATTTCGCCATCTGATTTTGCTTGTGCTGCTGCAATAGCTGCTTCGGTATTAGATTGAGAATTTAATTGAGCTTCTTTTATTCTTTGCTTCTCACGTTTCTTTTGCCTTGCAGCTAATAGATAAGAAGCATATTTAACATTTGTTTGAGATAGTTCTTCTACTTGTAAAGCATCTTGAAGAGAAATCTCTTTGTTACCTAAAGCAATATTAATACGTTCTTGCAATATAGCTTGTGCAGTATCATCAAGTACAGCTTCAATCTTAACATCGAACTGCGCCCTTTCAAAATCATCCGTAGATTCAAGTCGTATATATTCTACCTTGTCATTACCCAACGCAGCCATATATCCTTCATAGCCACCTTTCTTATAAACAAGAATATCCCAACCCAACTGCTGTACTTTTTGTGCAGTCGGCTCCATGATGTTTAAGTAGGCATTGTAAATATAATTTGAAGCACTTTCTCCTTGCTTACGTGCATCTTGAAATACTTGCTTACCTACTGCTTGATTGTTTATTTGACCTGAATCTAATGCGTTAGAACCTATGATAGTCACAAGCTTTTGATATTCTGACTGCCATTGCTGCTCTAACTGTTGAAGTTTATTTGAGAAGTTTACATTGTTAGGAGTAATAGGTGGCTGTCTTCTTTCTTCGCCATCGTCACCAATACTCTTGTAATACATATTACCTGTTTGTAGGTAAATACCGTATAACTGTAATGGCGAAACAACACCTATACCTGAACCTAAATCAATATCAGATAATCCTGCAAAATCTATATTAGAACCATCAGGGGCAATCGTAGCAATAATGTTTTGAGTTTTAAGATTCAACAACTGCATCATCTTAATGCTCGGTATCATTGTTTCCATCAATGGCGTATTTACCATCTGATTGTTATTATACATATAAACCGTATATGGAGAAAGTATCTCTGTAAGATTCTTCTCAGGCTTAATCATGTTTTTACTCAATCCCCATTCAAGAACTTTGTCCGTATTTACAATGTAAGCACCTGTGTAGCTAACATAATAAGGCTTAGACTTTTCATACTCCTTGCCTTCTTTTATTTCTTTTGCAGGGTCTAATATTTCTTTACCAAACCTATCTGTTTTCTTTTCGTAATTAAGATTATAAAGCGTCTTGTAAGTCAAGTTACATACTTGAACACGATAAGAATCGTATGGTCTTGCAACAGCATTTAACCAAACGTATGACCAGTTGTAAGTCCACAAAGCATTATTAAACATGCCCGAATGTTCTCTTGCTAAATCAAATAACTCTTGCTCTGAAAACTTGCCCGGATATTTAAGTCTAATATCGGTGATGGTCATGTAATCTACTTCACCTTGCCATTCCCAATCCCTCATATCATTCCACTCGGAATATGATGTGATAAAATTGTCTGGCTTAACCCACTTTATTTTTACTCTTCCATTGGGGTCAATATATGTTTTACTAACAGCATAACCACAATTAATTAAATCATCAAAAATCCTATCCTTAATTACCTTACTCCATTTGTTATCATAGAAAACAAGATTAATCAAGTTCTCCATTACAACCTCTTCACGTTCTTTGTAATTAAAGCCAAACTCAATATCTAATTCTTGCTCATCTTCAGGGTCTGTATCTTTAAATTCCTCTAACTCAAATCCAGCATCTTTTTGCAAAGCCATGATTTCTTGCTTATTCTTCATTTTGAATAAGGCTTCATTCTTTGCTTTTTCTTTTTTTGATTGAGTGAATGGGTCAATAGAAACACAACTTATTTTTTCAACTCTCTGCATGTACCTATCCTTTAAACGATTAAGGAAAGGAATAGCAATAGGGTTTGGCGTGTATTGAAGATTTATTACAGATAATTGACCATCGGTATCAATGATATCTTTATACTCTGACATCGGCTGTTTACCAACAGAAAATGAACGGTTATAATCAAACCTTTGCTTTCTTACAACCCATGATTCAGAGCCATACCCAGATTTCCATCTTTCATAGCAAGACTTCAGAACAGAAAAACCGAAGGCTTCGGAATCCTTTTGCTTGTCTGAATCTAATGTATTTGGTAGCGATGATTCGTATATAGGCATAATAAATTAATAAAAATCGTTTCTCAAAGATAAAATAAGTTTTAATGATATTTTTGTGCAGCAGGCTTATTGAAAACGTGAAATATTTTCAATTTGCTATTATCCAACTTTTTAACAGGTAGAGCATGCTCCTTTAACCCCATTAAAGAATAACCCCAAGCCATGCAAGCATCATAGTCTGTACGTGAATTAATGTTAAAATTAACCATATCTTTCAGCAATCTTAAAAACTTAATTTTGTGCATATTATTCAATGAATACTCTACCATCTCCGTTAAGTGTTGCTCCCTCGCTTCTTTATCTTGTGGGGCGATACCATATACCTCTGAATTGTTTGACCGCTTTGTTGTTATTAAATAACCATGC